TGTATTAAAACTAAACTCCGATTGCAGCGATATCTGTTGCAAATGTACCCTTAACGATTGCTAATGGTGCGTAGTTAGTCAATGCAATACGCTCTTGTAAACGAACGGTAACGAAACCATCACGAACGTTTGTTCCATCCTCACGGAAGAATTCAAGAGATAAGTTTTCACGGATCCACATTTGTGTTCCTAAACCGAAATTACCTACCAAGTAAGTTCCTGCCGTTACCGCTGTGTTGATTACAACCGGTACCCCTAAGAATTGTGGCTGTAAACCTGCATAAACCTGATCTTTCAAATACTCATTTGTTGTTGACTTCAACAATAAGATTTTTGCAAAATCTGTTGGGTTAACCATGATGTAATCCGGGCGATAATTAACCAATGCTAATTGATTGATTGCAACCGTTAACACATCAAATTGGTTTGCTGCTGTGATTGAATCTGCAAAATCGCCTGCTGCGAATGCTGTCGATCCTGATGTCACGATACCTGAAATGTTTGGTGCCGTTCCGTTACCATAAAGCAATTGAGCATCCTCAACCGTTAATAATTTTTCAGGTGCACGTGCTGCTAAATATGATGTTAATTGTGCTGTATCAGCCAACATTTCCTCAGAAATACGGAAATATGTTCCAACTTTCTGAACGTTTGCATCGTATGCCGTTAAATCGAAATCTGATTCAGGCAATGTTGAACCTTGTGCTGTTGCTGCTGCACCGTTGTCATATGCTGATTCACGTACGTAACGTACAACCTCTGCGTTTGTAGAACCTTGTGCTAACAATTGGCGAACGTGTACCGGACGCGTTGGATCGTACTTGATACCCGGAACGTATTGTGCCGGAATAACTTCACCTGTGAAATTAGCCGCAACGGTCATATCACCTGCCTTGATTTCAAATTTAGCTGAACGGCTTGATCCGTTGATTAAATTCTCTAAACCACCTTTTGTGATACCTTCAACCAAAGATTGCTTGAATGATTGTGCGTTTGCACCTGTTGCTGTTTTCTTTGCTGCAACCTCTGCTGCATCAATACGGCTGTGAACCTCTGAAAACTTAGCTTCTAAGTTTTTGATTTCGGATTTTAATAATTCATCCGCTTTTCCTGTTGCTGATGCAACTGCTTGCCCTTCTGCTTTCGCAATACGGCTGTCAATAGCTGAATTTAATTCATCTAATTGCTTTTTGATTTCTTCTGTCATCTTACTTTGACTTTATTTGATTATTTAGATATGAAAATATTTCGGAAATATCCATCTGTTTAACTTCCGGCACGGTGGCAATTTCTGCCGGCCGTGTGGTTACATCAATAAACAATGATTTCAATTTCATCAACTCACTCTCAATTGCGTACCCTAATTCATCGGATACGTTTTCTTTCTTGATCATCTTTGCCAATACATCAAAACGTTTTGCCAATAATTCCTGATCAATTTCACCTTTTGCATCGGTGATTAATGCCATTGGATTTGCGGCCAATGTAACGCACGAAATTTCGTACAATTTTACTTCTTTTAATTCACGAACACCATCAGCACGATACGATTTTACAATTGGCATAATACCAACTGAATTTTCAGAAATCACACCATTTTTCATCAACAACAAAATGTCCTCGCCCATTCGTGTTTTCGGGATTTCAGCAACAAAATACAACCCTTTTGCATCTTCACGCAATTCTGTGAATTTACCTAATGGCTGATCAATTCTGTGTTGGTTGCAATACCTTACACGTGAACCATTTTCAGATAATGTTTTTGTATATGCCCCTTGCAAAATGATGTCATTGTCTGAATCAATATTGCCAAAAATTGAACCATATCCGGACACGATGCCGTTTGCCTCATCAATGTCATCAATCCCAATGGATGTTTGTTTGTAAATCATAACCTTTCTTTTGCCCAAAATTAGTCAAATTGCTAATTAGAAAACCTGTTGTAAAAATTAATTTTAACCGCCTAAATTTTCACCCTCAATGATTGCACCTGTTGCCCCTGTGATTATTTCAGCACTATTGATTGCATCAACGATGGTTGCCTGTGCAATGCCAAATCCTAAATCTGTAATTGGTGCACCAATTGTGTTTGCTCCAACCTTTGGCAATACAATCATTGAACAACGGCAATTAATCACATTGCTTGCTGATCCATTAGGATCGCCCGGCCTTTGTAATGATTCACCACCAACTGAAAATTTGCTATTAAATGGAACTACCTGATTATTTGCTGCCTGATGTGCCGGCCTTACTCTTGCATCGTATCCTGATTTCCAAGTTTTGGTCATATCAGCCCCCGGGAACAGATTCAATGCCGCTTGTTCGGTTGCATAATTGGCTGCATTCGTTGCCTCAGTCCTTACAATTCTGCGTGCCTGATAATCGGCTAAATAATCAAATTTTTGTCGCAACATTTTGGCCTGAACCTTTTCACCGGCTGACATAAATATCGGATCGGACATGAATTGACGGATTGTATTTGTCAATGTTGCCTGTGCTGTTGCCGATACTAACGTGACACGTTGGCCTGCCACCTGATTCCCCATAAAGGCAAATGCGTTGGCCCAAATGGATTGCATATTACCTGCATCGGCTTTCGGTAAATATTTCTGCACGTTTTTTGAATACCAATTTGCAAATTGCAAACCGATTTTGGAATACATCCCTTCGTACATTCCAACATATTTGTTGTCTTGAAAAAATCCCTGTGCTGATGCCGATGTCATGGCCTTAACCCTTAAAAATAGGTCAATAACATCATTGTATTCCGCCTTGTAAAACTCCGTAAAATCCCTGATTGATGTGCGTTCGGCTTTGGTCAATTCCTTTTCGAACTCATCCGGCCAATTGTCTGTTGATTGTGCCTTTTCCTCTTTCGGTGGATTAAATAGATTGCTACACACCGCCACACGTTGATCAATAGTGCCAAAATCATTGACAATATTAGGATCAACAACACAACGGGCCATGAAATCATTTTGGCTTTCGCCATTATTAGGATTCGGTAATGGCATCTATTTCCTTTATTTTCTTGATTGCCCAATCAACACCCTCAGTTCCGCCCCACAAATTCCATGCAACATACCCTGCATCTTTCCATGGTGTTTCCTTATATTCATCTGCAATCGTTGCGTTTTGGCGATTGCGATTGAATTGTGCCATTCTGCTTACAATGTCACGGCTGATTTCATCACGGTTTGCCAATTGTCTTGCACGTGTCCAACCAATTTCGGTGCCTCCACGAATTTCATCCGGGTATTCCTGTTTCCAATCCAACATCTTTTGTGCATTCAATGATGCTTTCTTTGGATAGTCATCGTACATCTCATTTGATTCCGCCTTTGTTGAATACTGAATATTCAACGACTTTGGATTCTCTAACGATGGCAAAGATGGATTCTGTGCCATTAAATTGGCCGGAATGAAATAATCATCCATAAATGGATTTTCTGTGTCCATTGCGTAATTCATTGCATCACGTTTTTCGTTTGGTGTAACCCACCACGCAGATGCTAATTGATTGACCAATTTGTCAACCTCTTCTTGCATCTCGCTGATGGCTGTGAAATCAAAGTCAATGAAATATTCATCCCCTTTGCCATATTTTGGTGCCAACCAACGATTCAATTCATCACGAATTTTGATCAATTCAGGAATCACCGCATTTTGATAAAGGGCCTTTTTGGCTTCCTTCATGTTGTTGTATGTCGATGAATCCGTGTTGTTTAACAACTGAACCGGGATATTGTAGATATTACATAAATCCTTAATGGTTCCATTGTATTGCTCAATCAATGACAAATCTGATGCTGATAATCCAAAATTAACCCATGACAAATCCTTTGGTGTGATAATCACATCACCTGCATTTGATGCCCCCTGATAATTTTTTCTGAATTTGTCTTTTAATGCCTGTGCTTGCACCTCAGTCAAATTGCCATCCTTTGAAATCAACATACCACGTGATGTTTGATTCTGCAAATATTTTAATCCGGTTGTTACGGCTTCATTGTTGGCCGATAAAACACGCAGGCCGGCACGCAAAGGTGATTGGCCATATAGGTTTGAACCGCTGCTG